ACCGTACTCTATCTGCTCCAAACTTCAAACTAGAAGGGTGGTCTGGTTCTTTCCCATCAGAACATGGGAAGTTCGAGAAAAAACACCTAGATCAGTTGAAGTGGGAGCAAAAGCACAACTCATAAGCAGAAATGCCGAGTTGAATGTCCTAGAACCGATAACGGCAGGAAAAAGGTAAAAATATGTTGATTGACAATGAAGATGAGTCGCTAAGTGAGTTAGATGCAGTCGAGCAAAAGAAGCAACTACCTGAAGTAGCACCACTGACTGAGATGCCTGAGAAATACAGGCAGAAATCTCTAGAAGAAGTGGTCAAAATGCATCAAGAAGCTGAAAAGCTGATTGGAAAGCAAGCGCAGGAAGTTGGGGAAGTGCGAAAGCTGGCAGATGAACTTATAAAGCAAAACCTCTCCTCAAAACAGCAACCTATTGAGAAAGAGCCTGAAGTAGATTTTTTCGAGAATCCACAAGAGGCAGTTCGCAGGACTGTTGACAACCATCCCGATGTACTTGCCGCTAGACAAGCTGGTCAAGATTTCAAAAAGATGCAGATTCAACAAAAGCTGGCGCAAGAACATCCTGATTTCGGTCAGATTGCTCAAGATGCAGACTTTGTGAATTGGGTGAAATCTTCACCTATTCGCCTTGGTTTGTATGCAAAAGCTGATGGTGAATATGATTACGACAGTGCAAACGAATTGTTGAGTACCTATAAACAGTTGCGTGGCGTTAAGACAAGACAGACTAATGAAGCAGGGGAAACTCAGCGCAAGTCTAGCCTTAAAGCAGCGGGTGTTGATGTAGGTGGAAGTGGGGAGTCTGGAAAAAGAGTCTATCGAAGGGCTGATCTAATTCGGCTGAAGATGACTGACCCAGACCGTTATGAAGCGTTGAGCGGAGAAATCATGCAAGCGTATCAAGACGGACGGGTTAGATAATTTAACTTATCGTTTTTTGGAGATTTAACATGGCAACATCATTTTCCCCCAGTAATTCAGTTACTGTTACCACAGGCGCAACATTCATCCCTGAAATTTGGTCAGATGAAATCATAGCTGCCTACAAGAAAAACTTGGTTCTTGCTAACCTCGTTATGAAGATGAACTTTAAAGGTAAGAAGGGTGATGTAGTTCACATCCCTGCACCTACCCGTGGTTCTGCTTCTGCTAAAGCCGCTGAAACAGCAGTCACTTTGATTGCTGCTACAGAGTCTGAAGTTCAAGTGTCTATCAACAAGCATTACGAATACAGCCGTTTGATTGAGGATATTGTTGAAGCCCAAGCCCTGAACAGCTTGCGTAACTTCTATACCTCTGACGCTGGTTATGCTCTGGCTAAACAAGTCGATACTGACTTGGTTCAGTTGGGTCGTTCAACCAATGGCGGTGCTGGTACAAATGCTTACGCAACTGGTGCGTTTATTGGTGGTGACGGTACTACTGCTTATGTTGCTGCAAGCAACAATGAGTCAGCATTGACCGATGCCGCTATTCGCCGCACTATTCAGCGTCTTGATGACACTGATACCCCAATGGATCAGCGTTTCTTCTTGATTCCTCCATCAAGCCGTAACACATTGATGGGTTTGGCTCGTTACACTGAACAAGCCTTTGTTGGTGGTACTAACAGTACTATTCGCACTGGTGAAATTGGCAACCTGTACGGCATCCCTGTGTTTGTCTCAAGCAACACTGATACTGCATCAGGTTCTGCTGGCGCACGAGTTTGTTTAATGGGTCACCGTGATTCAATGGTGCTGGTTGAGCAAGTTGCTTTGCGTTCACAAGTACAGTACAAGCAAGAGTATCTTGCTAATCTGTTCACATCTGACACTCTGTATGGCGTTCAGATTCTTCGTAATGCGGCAAGCACTGGTGCGGCTAAGTCTGCATCTATGTTCGCTTTGTTGGTTCCTGCCTAATTGCAGTTGCGCCCCCTGCCCTAGTGGTGGGGGGACTTTTTTAAACCTAATTAGGAGAAATCAAAATGGCAACAGCAAGTGCAGTTGTAACACGCAGAGGTAATGACAGTTTTCGGGGTTTGTTCTCCGATACTTGGTCAGTTGTTTGTACCTTAAATGCTGGTTCATTAGTTGATGGTGCTGGTGAAACAGATGATGTAACAGTTCCTGGTGTCGCTTTGGGTGACATGGTTCTTGGTACATCTTTGGCTGTGGATTTGGTTGGTTTAACAGTTACTGGTTATGTCAGTGCTGCCAATACCGTCAAGTTCCGCATCCAAAACGAATCAGGTTCAACAGTGGACTTGGCATCAGCCACTATGGATATAGTTATTGTCCGTATGGTGTAAAGATAGGGGGGGGCTAGTCCCCCCTTTCTCATTTAAAGGGTTTTATGGCTACTTTTCGCTGTCTTCAATCAGGTAACACTGTAACTTTTACATATCAGCATGATATTGATTCTATGAAGGGTCATCAGGGATATGTGAGGATAGACGAGGCAGAAGTAACCACAGAATCTGTAGAATCAGAGACTAGAACAGATACCGCATTTGCGCCTGTGATTCCAACATTTAAGCGTATGGGAAGACCCCGAAAGGTAGCAAATGTCTGAGATAGATGCTCGTGATTTTGGTCGGTTAGAGGCTCAAGTTGAGACTTTGCATGGTCAGGTAACTCAATTGAGTACTGATGTAAAAGCCTTACTTGAACTTGCCAACAAAGGCAAAGGTGGATTTTGGGTGGGTATGACTATCGCTTCATTCATGGGCGGCATCATTACCTTTATTGCTGATCGTGTCTGGAAATAAGGAGAATGCTATGCCTATGGTTGGAAAAAAGAAGTTTCCCTACTCTGAAAAAGGCGAGAAAGAAGCCAAAGAGTATGGCAAGAAAAAGGGCGTTCCTGTGACCATTATGGTTGCGGTTGGTAAGCCAAAGATGCCAATGCCTATGCGTGGTGGTCGTACCGCTACTAACATGATGAAGAAATCCTCAAGAGGTAAATAATGTCATCCTTAACTACTCCCGCCACTCTATTGAGTGCTGTTACAGCATCAGGTGCATCTCGATCTGTGCAAGCAGATGCTGGTCAACCCGCATTCTTGCAAGTTAGTGGTATTACTACTGCAACTGTTGCATTCCAAGGTAGCTTGGATGGAACAACCTTTGCCACAATTGGCACTGCTTTGACTGCTGATGGCATTGTCACTATAGCCAATGCTCCCAAGTATTTGAGAGCAAATTGCACTGCTTACACCTCTGGAACTATCACGGCAAAAGTGTTGTACTAAGGAAAAGCCATGAAACAAGGACTTTACGCCAACATTAACGCAAAACAGGCTCGTATCAAGGCAGGGTCTGGTGAGAAGATGAACAAGGTGGGGTCTAAAGACGCACCTACTGCTGCTGACTTCAAACAAGCAGCAAAGACTGCAAAGAAGCCTAAAAAGGTAAAGTAGATGAAAACACCCACTTGGCAAACAAAAGCTGGTCAAAATCCAAAAGGCGGCTTGAATGCCAAGGGCAGAGCATCTTATAATGCAGAAACTGGTGGCAACTTGAAAGCACCAGTAAAGTCAGGGGATAACCCTCGCAGGGCAAGTTTCTTGGCTCGTATGGCTGGTAACAGCGGTGCAGAGTACAAGGATGGTGAACCAACAAGACTGCTTCTTTCGCTTAAGGCATGGGGTGCTAACTCTAAGGCTGACGCAAAGGCAAAAGCTCAAGCTATATCCGCAAGGAACAAGGCAAAAGCAAAATGAGAGCATTATCAGTTGGTGTTAGTCCTACAGCGGCAGTAGACACAACAGTCTATACCTGTCCTACTGGCTATTACTCTAAATTTACTGTAATGTATATACACAATACAGGTGGTTCTACCAAGCATATAACTGTTCAATGGTTTGACGCAAGTACTAATACAACCCTTGATATATTGACTCAATACGATTTCACATCAAAAAACTATTTGCAGTTTGATGGCAATGCCTACATTGTTTTTGAAGAAGGCGATAAGTTAAAAATAACTACTCAATCTGCAAGCTCATTTAGTTTTATAGCCACATTTGAAGAAGAAGGGTTGACAAGAGCATGACCTACCTTGAACTTGTAAACGATGTACTCGTAAGGTTGCGTGAAGCAACAGTTTCAACTGTTTCCGAAACAACTTATTCTTCCTTAATTGGAAAGTTTGTCAATGATGCAAAGCGTCAGATTGAAGATGCTTTTTCGTGGAATGTATTAGGTCAAACAATCACAGTCACTACTGCGGCATCTACACCAGCTTATTCTTTGACGGGTGCTGGTCAGAAGTTTCAAGTAATGGATGTAATCAACACCACAAGCAATGTTGGCCTTATAAACATCAGCTTTGTGGACATGAACCGCAAGCTGAACTTTACACCACTAGTTAATTCAATCCCTACTGAATTTGCTTTTGATGGGGTTGATGGGAGCTACGACACCAAGGTAAATCTTTATCCAATCCCTGATGGTGCATACACAATTAAGTTTGCTTTGACAGTGCCACAGGCTACGTTGACATCAGATGCAACTGTTGTTTCTGTTGCTGATACTCTAGTGTCTCAGAATGCTTATGCTCGTGCATTGGTAGAACGTGGTGAAGATGGCGGCCTATCTTCATCTGAGGCTTATTTGCTTTACAAAGCTATGTTGGCTGATTACATTGCATTGGAAGGCACTCGCTATCCTGAAAATCAAGAGTTTGTGGCAACATGAGTCAAGTACTACAGACTTATTCTTTAACAGCCCCTGGCTTTCAGGGGTTGAATACCCAAGAATCGCCTCTTGATTTGTCTCTTGGATTTGCCTTAGTTGCTCAAAATGCAATCATTGACCAGTATGGTCGTATTGGTTCACGTAAAGGATACTCTAAGGTAAATTCTTCTAGTGGTGCTTTAGGTGCAAATGATGTAACTGTCATCCATGAATTAGTGCAAGCAGATGGAACTTTGACTGTTTTATTTACTGGAAATTTAAAGTTATTCAAACTTGATGGCACTAATGCTGTGGTTGAATTGACCTATGGGGGTGGTGGTACAACACCAACTATTACTGCTAACAATTGGCAATGTGCTTCACTTAATAGCATTACATATTTCTTTCAATCAGGTCATGATCCACTAATATTTGATCCTACTGTCTCAACTACAACATATCGCAGGGTATCTGAAAAGACAGGTTACGTAGCTACAGTCCCATCAGCAAATATTGTTATATCTGCTTTTGGTAGATTGTGGGCGGCAAACACTACATCCAACAATGCAACAGTCTTTTTCTCTGACTTGATTGCTGGTCATGTTTGGTCAACAGGTACATCAGGTTCTTTGAATGTAGACCGTGTGTGGGTCAATGGTGCTGATGAGATTACGGGACTTGCTGCACACAATGGCTTTCTGTTCATCTTTGGTAAGCGTCAGATTCTGATTTATCAAAATGCCACTACACCAGCTTCAATGCAATTGAGTGACACTGTTGAGGGCATTGGTTGTATTGCTAGGGATAGCATTCAGACTACTAGCACTGATGTGTTGTTCTTGTCCAACTCTGGTGTTCGATCTTTGATGAGAACGATTCAAGAGAAGTCTTCTCCTGAACGTGATTTATCTAAGAATGTGCGTAATGATTTGATGAGTGCTGTTTCTGCTGAAACTGCATCAAATATTAAAGCTATATATTCTGAAACAAATGCACTTTACTTGTTAAATCTTCCAGTATCAAAATATGTTTACGCATTTGATACAAAAGGAATCATGCAAGATGGTTCTTCTAGGTCAACGATTTGGGACAGTATTGAGCCAACATCTTTTTGTGCAAGACGTAATGGTGATTTGTTGCTTGGTAAAAATGGGTATGTTGGAAAATACGGCACATACTTGGACGATGCAACGTCATATAGGTTGTCATACTATACAAATAATTCTGATCTTGGTGATATAAATGTCACCTCTATTTTGAAGAAGATAAAGGTTATTGTTGTTGGCGGTTCTAATCAATTGGTAACATTAAAGTGGGGATATGATTTCACAGGAAGTTATTACTCTGCACAAGTAAATATACCTAGTCAAACAACAGCCGAATATGGTACTGCTGAATATGGTGCAAATGCCACAGTAGTAGCATATTACACATCTGGAGTTGCATTAACAACAATAGAAACAAATGCAAGCAGCAAGGGGAAAATTGTTCAAATAGGGGTTGAGATGGATATAAACAACAGTCAATTATCCATTCAAAAGATTGAACTTCAAGCCAAAAATGGCAAGATTGCATAAGGGAAAAAATGTCAAACTATACACAAACAACAAATTTTGCAACCAAGGATGCACTTGCATCTGGTAATCCTTTAAAAGTTGTTAAGGGAACTGAGATTAATGTTGAGTTTGCAAATATTGCAACTGCTGTAGCAACTAAAGCAGATTCGGCTAGTCCTACCTTTACTGGTACGGTGACAATTCCTACATTGGATGTTACTGGTACATCAACACTAACAGGTGTAGCAACATTAATTTCCCAACCAATCCTTTCTAGCTTGACAGCTTCTAAGCCTGTATTTACAAACGCATCTAAAGGTTTGGTGAGTACAGGCACTTTAGGGGCTGATCAAGGCGGTACAGGGGTTGCAAACAATGCGGCAATGACTGTCACAGGTTCTGGAAACTTTGCTTACACTCGAACTTTGACAGGGGTAACAAACGTCACGCTACCTACAACTGGAACTTTGGCTACGCTTGCAGGAACAGAGACTTTTACCAACAAAACATTGACAACACCGAATATTGATTCAGCCTCAGTTCCTACTGTATTAGGTACTGCACCACTTTATTTTGCAAGGGCATGGGTTAACTTCAACGGCACTGGTACTCCAGCTATTCGTGGCAGCGGTAACGTGTCTAGTCTTACTGATAACGGTGTTGGCGATTACACAGTTAACTTTACAACTGCGATGAGTGATATTAATTATTCTGTAAATACAACTTGCTCATCCAATGGATCAAATAATTTCATCGGAACAACAGTATTTACAAATGCTTCAACTGGGGCAAATGTTGCGCCAACAACTTCTGCTGCCAGAATAAATGCTGGTGTTTATGGGGTTGGAACTTTTGATCCGGTTTATATTAATGTTTCAGTTTTTAGATAAGGACAACCATGAAAAGAATCATTTATCCAACAGATGACGGCGGTGTGGCTATTGTTATTCCTGCCGATGAGTGCGGTTTAACCATTGAAGAAATTGCCGCCAAGGATGTTCCTGCTGGCAAACCATTCAAGATCGTTGATGTTGCTGACATTCCAACAGACCGCACATTCCGCAACGCATGGGAGTACACATGAGCATTACCATCAACATCACTAAAGCAAAGAACATAGCGCATGATGCTAGACGTACTGCTCGATCTGCTGAGTTTGCGCCTTTGGACATCAAGGCAACCATTCCCTCTGAAGCAGTAGCTGCTGAAGCGGCAAGGCAGGTTGTGCGTGACAAGTACGCCACCATGCAGACAGCCATTGATGCAGCAACAACAACAGATCAACTTAAAGCAGCAATGCCATGATTACAAACAAGAATAGACGGCATGAAGATTCCAGTAATCTACAACAATGATTACATTGTCTTCTTGGAAAATGATTGTGGGTTCACCTTTATTCATTGTGATTGCGTAAGGTGGACAAAGGAAGTAAAGAAAGAATTTTTGAGTGATTTGAAAAAGTTGTTTGAAATACATAGAAATGATGTTTATGCAATACATGAGATTGATGATGTAAAGCATAAGAAATTTCTAGGTATTGTTGGATTTGAGTATCTGAAAGATTTTGTTGGGTCAGATGCAAAATTAAGGCAAATATTTATTAGGAGAACGTAATGGGAGTAGAAGCAGCATTAGTATTGGGAGGTGCATCACTATTAGGTGGCGCAATGGCGGGGAGTTCTGCAAGAGAAGCAGCAGGAACTTCTGCCCAAGCACAACTTGAAGCGGCACGAATTGCAGCGGATGCGGCAAAGTTTCGTCCTGTTGGCATAACTACCAGATACGGTACATCTAACTTTCAGACTGATGGACAAGGTAATGTTATTGGTGCTGGTTACGATGTCAGTCCTGAGTTAAAGGCTTACCAAGACCGTCTACAAGGCTTAACTGAAAGAGGATTGACTCAAGCTGAGATAGCACAGAAACAGTATTTGCCATTGTCTACATCTGCTGAAAGTTTGTTTGGATTGGGTGAGTTATATCTGCAACAGACTCCTGAGCAAACAGCACAAAAATACATGGAGAGTCAATACAACTTGCTTGCTCCTAGTCGTGAGCGTCAACTTGCTCAATTGCAAAACCAGTTATATCAGCAAGGCAGAAGTGGTTTGTCTGTTGGCGGTACTGGATTGCGTCCGGGTGGTGGAGAAGGTTTGAGAGCAACATCTCCTGAAATGGAGGCATATTACAACGCATTAGCTCAACAAGATTTACAAATTGCAAGTCAAGCGGATCAAGCTGGACAACAAAGAACAGCATTTGGTGCTGGATTGTTTGGTAGTGGCTCTCAATTGTTAGGTCAGTATCAATCTGGTCAAGTAGGTGCATTGAACCCGTTTACAACGTATTTGGGTGCTGGTTCTACTCTTGAGCAACTTGGACAACAGCCTTTGGAGATGGGTTCTGCTTTAGGTGGTCGATCCGCTGCCGCTGGTGCTAATGTTGGTCAATCATTGCTTACTGGTGGAATAAGTGCAGCTAGAGCGCAACAAGCAGGTGCATACAACCCATTTGCTACTGCTCTAAGTGGTCTTTCAAACAATCAGAGCTTTCAACAAGGTTTAGAAAAATACTTTGCTCCATCGCCTTTTGCAACAAGTGCGTTTTCAGATTCCTATCAAGCGTCTATTCCTGTAAACAATCAATCTTCTGGATACTATTAAGGAAAAGTCATGCCATTTAATATAACAAATTTAAATAGAGTTGTCCCTCTTACAGAGGCAGATGGAAATCCTGATCCTGTAATTAGGGATCGAGTTTATCCTGATTTACCAGTATTAGTAAATCCTAATTTGCTTCCCGAAGAAAGTTTGTTGCAATCAGACCCAAGATTTTTGGCAATGTTGCAAGCTAATGATGCTCAAATAGCTGCTGGCGGTATTCCACAAACGCAACTACAAACTTTGTCAGGGGGAATGTTTACTCCTGAGCCTAATTTCACTTCTGGTCAACAACCACAACAACAATCAGTTGTCGCAGGAATGTTTCCTGAAGTAGAAGCCATGCAACGTGCTTTGTACCAACAAAAGCAAAATGAAGCAATGCAAGCACAGGCAATGCAATTTGCACGGCTATCTCCCATGCAACAGGCGCAATACAGCCTGTATATGGGGGGTCAACAGTTGGGTGGTGCTATTGGCAGTGCTTTGGGTGGTAAAGACCCACAGTTGCAAATGATTGGTTTGCAATCAAGAATATTGAGTGAATTAGACCCTAGTGACCCTGATCAAAACATAAGAATTGCTAAAAAATACGGACAAGCCGCACCTGAATTAGCAATGAACATTTATCAAAATGCCCTTAGTTCAAAGGTAAAGATTGCACAAGCAAACAAAGAGCGTCAAGCTGCAATAGGTGTACCTTTGCAAATCTCTAACCGCATCAATGAACTCAATCAGAAGATGCGTATGTTGCCGCCTGATAGCGTTGAGTATCAAGATGCAGAAGAAGAAAAAGCTCGACTAATGAAGCCTGAAAAGCCAGAGCCAAGGCCGTCTGTTGGTAGTGATACAGAAAGACTTTCCTTAAAAGAATTCAACAAGAATTATTATGATCTAAATCAAAAAGAACGTGCTGTTGTCAGTAAGTTGGTTGAAGAAGATGCAATTAAGAAAGCCCCCAAGTTTCAGGTTGATTTGAAAGACCCAACTGCTGTTGCTAAAGCAAATCTTGATGTTATGACCAAGTGGGAGGGCTTCTTAAAACAAGGTGGTGATGTTGAGGTTGCAAGTCGATTCAAAGCATTGCAATCTTCTGTTTCATTAGCTCAAGGTGGAAACCCAACTGCTGATGGCGCAACAATCTTTAACATTGGTAAGATTTATGACCCATCAGGTGCTGTTCAAGAGGGTGATAAAAACACCATTCTTGGCAACCCGTCAATTCCTCGAAAGATTCAAGGCTATGCACAACGAGTATTTGAGGGTGGTAGTCTTACTCCTGAACAACGTATTGAAATACTAAAAATTGGTACTCAAATTATCAAGGGTCGTGAAGAACAATTACAAATATACCGTAAACAATATATCAAGAAAAACAAAACATTTGGTGGTGATGATGAAGACATTTTAAACCCGTATGCGGGTTTGATTAAGATTGATTCAAGTGGTGCTGTTGAGCAAATACCAACACAAAAATCAGGTAAATCCGCAAAAAGCTGGAATGACCTCAATTAAAGGATTGTCATGGATATTGAACTGCCAAACGGCGTAGTTATTAAGGATGTTCCAGAAGGAACAACTAAGGCTCAAATCATGGAAAAGGCCATTCGTAACGGTTTGGCTAAGCCTGAAGATTTTGCAGTTTCTCAACCACAACCACAACCACAGACACAGCCTTATAGAGAACCTACTTTTGGTGAAAAGTTGATTGGTGCTGGTGAGACAGGATTGACTCTCTTAACTGGCGGCACTACTGGTCTTGCTGGTACTGTTGGCGGGGCTATAACTGGTGCTTATGAGGAAGTTAAATCTGGTCAGTTTGGTACTCCTGAAGCGGCTAGAAGAATTGAGCAGAGAGCCGCATTAGGTGGTCAGCAATACACTTACGCCCCAAGGACTCAAGCTGGACAAGAACAGGTTGAAATGCTTGGTAGAGTAGGGGCTGAGTTGATTCCAATTGCGCCAGTATTGCCATCAGGTTTGTTTTCTCAAGGTACAAAACAAGCCATTGTTGCACCTGTCCAGCGTGGAGTTTCTACTGTTCGTAGTGCTTTCCAAGATGCCCCATCAGCACAAGCTATGCGTCAAAGCGGTGGTGCTGCTGCTACTGCAATGCCATTAGTTCGTGAAACTACTTCTGCTAATTTGCCTGTACCAGTGACTTTAACCAAAGGTGCTTCAACCAGAGAGGCTCAACAACTTGCATTTGAAAAAGAACAAATGAAAGGTCAACAAGGCGCACCTTTGAGGGAAAGAGCAGAGCAAAATAATTTAGAAGTTTTGCAAAACTTTGATGCCTTAATGGAAATGACAGGTGCTCAAGCGGCTCAAACTGGATTTGCCGGCACAGGAAACAAGGTTATTGATGCCTTATCTCAAGGTTGGCAAGGCGCAAAAGCAAAGACAAATGCAGCATATACAAAGGCTGAAAATGCTGGTCAACTTCAAGCACCAGTGAAACTTGATTCATTGGCTGACTACATCAATCAAAATATGCCAGAGTCATCAGTTGCGCCTATTATCAATGTTGCAAAAAATAAAGGCATTCAACTTGGAGTATTTGAGCAACTTGATGATGGAACAATCAGAGCCTTGCCAGCAGATTTAAAAAATACTGAGTTATTGCGTCAAAGCATTGGCAAAACAATTGGCATAGAACCAACAAATAAAAAGTTTGGTAGTGAACTCAAACAAGTAATTGACGCATCTACTGATGGTGTTGGCGGTGATTTGTACAAACAAGCTAGAGCATTGCGTGAGCAACAGGCTCGTAAGTTTGAAGGTCGTGCCATTGTTGCAAATTTACTTACCAAGGTAAAAGGCAAGGATGATCCCAAAATTGAGGCTAGTGAAGTATTCCAAAAATCAATTTTGAATGGTAGTCCAGAGGAGATTACGTTCTTAAAGCGTGTTCTTTACACTAGCGGAAAAGATGGTCAGTCTGCATGGAAAGAGGTTCAAGGATCAACCATCAATCACATTCAAGAAGTTGCAACAAGTGGCGTTGGAACTGACTCAATGGGTAGAAAGATTGTTTCGCCAGCAAAACTTAATGAGGCAATCACAGCTTTAGACAAAAATGGTCGTTTAGATATTGTGCTTGGCAAGGATAAGGCTCAAACCATTCGTGATCTGAATGAAGTCTTGCAGTATGTTCAAACAGTACCGCCAGGAACTTTGGTGAATACATCTGGTACTGCTGGAACTATTCTATTGGCAATAACTGAGGTTGGTGGTGGTCTTGCATTCACAGGATTACCAATTCCTGTTTTAGCTGGAATTCGTTATGCAAATCAATTTGTAAAAGACCGCAAACTGAAAGCACGAATTGAAGATGCCTTGAAAAAAGGAGACTGAAATTGATCCAATCACGTTATGCCTCATGGCGGCTGGTCTGGTCAAACAGATTCAAGCTGGTTGCGAACTCTACAAACAAGCTAAAGAATCTTTTGTTGAGATTAAAGCCACTGCTGATGAAGTCGTTGGGATATATAAGGAAGTTACTGGATTTTGGGGTAACTTCCTTAAACTCTTTGGTGCTAAACCTAAGCCTCAAGCTGCAAAGCCTGTGGCTAAGGCTAAGAAGTCTGTTTATGCACCTGTTGATGAGACTCAGGTCAAAGTTGGTATCGTCCAAAGTCTGACAGAGTTTTTCAAGATTCAAGAACAATTAGAAGCGCACATAAGGGAAGAAGAAGAAAAGTCAAAGAACGTCTACGACCCTGACCAGAACTACATGGAAGCCGCACTCAAGAGAGTGATGGCACAGCAGCAGATGGCTGAGTTGGTGGTGCAGATCAGGGAATGTATGGTGTATCAGAGTCCTCCTGAGATGGGCGCACTGTACTCAGAGGTATTTGCAATGAGGGAAACAATACAAGAGGAGCAAACTCAGGCAAGGCTAAAGCAAGAAGCAGTAAAACGGCGGGAATTATGGCAACGCAAACAGGAAGAAAGAAACTTCCAGCTAAAACTAGCGTACCTAGCAGCGACTACTATATTCCTCCTCTACCTGTGGGCGTGGTTACTGTTCGTAAGTCAGTGGAGGAAGACATAGTGGGATGGATTGCTGCTTGCTTGCTGATTGCCTTGTTGTTGCCTGTAATGGGGTTTCTTTATCTTGACATCTTAGAGGCTAAGAATGAGGTCAAGTCTGAGGTGGAGAAGGTAGAGAAAATGCGGCAAAAGATTGAGCAAAAAGAAAGGGAGAAAAGCAAATGAGAATATTATTTTTGATGGCATTGGTACTGTTGACGGGCTGTGAAGACCGATTTCGCTATAGTTGCCAAGACCCTCAGAATTGGCAAAATGCTGAATGTAAGCCCCCAATTTGTACCGCTACAGGTACTTGTCCAGAGCAACTCGTTAAACCCGAACAGGAGAAAAAGTAATGCCAACAATCGTGATGAACAAAAATAGTCGTATGACTGCTGACGATATTGAAGCTAGGGTATGGGCGTTTGTGATTGTTTGCTTGATGCTGATTCTTTTCGGCTCGGTAGCCATGTTTCTCTATGCTTTGACATACGTCACTCAGCCTATGGCTGGTATGGCTCCCATTGACAAGGTGTACACACAACAGATTTCCACCATCATGGTGTTTATCACTGGTGTTCTTGGTGGTGTTGCTGGCAGGTCTGGTGTTAAAGCAATAGCAACTGCTACAGCAAAGGCAGAGGCTGTTGACAATGATGAACCCCCAAAGCCATGAGCCTGTTTAACCCTTGGGTACTTTTAGGCATCTTTTTGGCGGTAGCGAGTTCATTTGGCACTGGTTATCTGATAACCAGTGCCAAATGAACTCGCTACCGCCAAAAAGATGCCTAAAAGTACCCA